AATCTATATCACCGCTAAAGTATGTACGTGGCGTATAGAACTGGATATCTTTCCAATCTCTACTGCCCTCACTAGCTGCGCCAAAACGTAGTGACTGCGTGTCTGCTGTAGTTGGAATTATATAGCTTGTACCTCTATCGAACTCAATACCGTCCATTCGGATAGCTGTTTTACCATCCCCATAATCAACAGTAACATTATCATTTACTAGAAGCTCACCATTTTGTAAATGTAGTTGTGCATTTTTCCACTCTAGAGTAGGTGTAGCGTCAGCTAAAAGCATTGAGCCTTTAATGAAGTCTCTTTCCCAATCACCATTCGATAATTTTCTCTGAACAGCAAAGTTGTCACTGTTAGTAGTTATACGAACAACGTTACCATCAGTTGAGTCAGTCTCTTTAAAGTCAATACGCGGATAAGTATTCTCTACAGTCATATAAGGTAAAGTCAATTCACCACTCATAGTATCGCCCAAACGACTTACTGCATTTTGAATATGCTCAGGTACATTGATGATGGCACTCCAATCAAAAGTCCAATTCAGTAAATACCATTGTCCCTCAATAACGTCATCAGTTGCCGGGTCATCACCAAACCAAACAATCCAATCCCCTACACTTAAATCACTACAAGATGAAGTATCGCCACTTACACTTTTAACGATATATGTATAACCGTTAGCACTCTCTCCATCAGGAACAACGTCCGGAGTTGGGGCAGGTGGGTAAGAACAATCAACTGAGTCCCATAAGCCTAAAAGCGTTATCCCTGCTGAGTGAAGTCTTGACTCTAATGCGTAGTGAAATGATGAGAATGTGTTTAACTCGTTATATAAAATAGAGTCACTAGCACTATCGTAGTAGTAGCTTCTCACATACTCTCCATACGGTTGAGATGCAGCACTTTCAGCACTCATAGCTTTAGCCTCAGCCTCTCTAGCTCTTGTATAAGCCTCAATCACTGCATCAATGTTAGATGCAACGATATTGACGTTATTGATGTTTGTACCTACTGCATCAACATTGGCAATACTGTTTGCAACAAGATTGACGTTAGCAATATCAGTAGCAACGATTTCAATATACGCCATATCTGTAGCAACAGCGATAACGTCTGTAATGTTTTGAGCAGTTGTTACAACATCAGTAATATTTTGACCAACAGCGACAACCTCAGTGATATTTTGCCCAACTGCTTCAATGATACTCATATTCGATGCAACAGTTACAATCTCATTCTCAATAAGAACTACTGTATTAATTTCAGATGATATACCTGCAACAGTATTAACGTTGGCAATGTTTTGTGCAACTGCGATAATCTCATTAATATTTTGAGCAGCAATGTTGATAACAGGTAATCCATACGCTACGATTTTAAGTACAAGCATATCATTTGCAACAGTAGTGACATCGTCAATATTGTTTGCAACAGAGATAATCTCAGGCAAATGCTTAATGATTAAGTTTAAATATGATGGAGGTAAACCCAACTCATCAGGCTCATCAGCCACACGTACCTCAAGGTTATTAACCTTTTCAAGATTTAAAAACTCTTCTGTAACAACAATAGAATTGTTAATAACATCATATTGACTATCCCATAGTTGTAACCATAACCCGGAGTCAGCACGCTGTGCATATACTGCTGTTAAAGCTTTACGCTTAATAGGTTTTGTTACAGGAAACGTATTCGCCTCACCATCTATTGCAAAAAATTGTATTTGAACTGCCATTTTATCCCCTTGCTCGTTTAGTAATATTTCCCTCAATTAATATTGTGGATATCTCAACACCCTTAGGTGAAACGTGGTCTATACCTAACCTTGTACCCTCATTGCGTCCTAAAATCATAGCACGTCTATTCGCTATGAAACGTGATGGTATTTTTCTCAGAGTGTCTCTCTCCTCATCTGTAACAGTGATATCAAAAACACTGCGTTTATCGCACATAACTTTCATTGATTTCATTTGCAAATAACCGTTTACCGAAGCAGGTGAGGAGTTCCCACCTGCGTAGAACCAACGACCCATATCGATATAACCCTCAATAATGGAATTATAGTTATCTAAGAAGTTTTTATCAAGCCCTTGAGGTTCAAGTGATATATACTCAAGTTGCTTTTGATGCACCAATGATGATGGACTCATTATCCATTTACCACCATTGACCCAACGAGAGTCCATATTCCATTTCCCATCACTAAGTAACCACTCAGCGGTATCAAGTTTATTGATACGGTCAAGAAGCACGTAGAAGTTTCTCTCAATGTTGAAACCTCCTAAAAGATTACCATTGAACTTCCATTTGAACCACGCTGATTGAATACGTTGATTACCGGAGTCTAAAAACTTATAGACAAACACCGTATTACGAACAATAGCAATAGGTGAGTTGATAATCATATCAGTCTCAATATAATCTGCTTTAGATATAACAAAGAGCATATCATTAACAGAACTACCTGTAATATTATAAACGTGACCATCAACATAATCAGGACAATGAGCAGTGATATCAGTTGCCCGGGTTTCACGAAGATTTCCACTATTGATAAAGAGTTCATAGATAGCTGATTTCTCACCCCTCCTTGCTGCAAAATAAATACGGTTGTTCATAAGATAAGGGCGAACATCAATGTTCATCTCATATGAACCCTCTTGAGCAATTTCAAAATTTGATGGACTTAAAATACCATCACCTTTAAACCTGTACTGATACTTATTGCTAAAGAGCATAACCGAGTCTTGAATTGGTAGTGCATACTCTAACGTTACACTGTTAAGACTTTCAATCTCAACATCAATGCGGTCAGAGTCTAAAAGAGCAGCAACAGAAGTCCTCCAAAAGTTAGTATAGTTACCAACCTCACTCATCGTTAAACCATTCTCACTTAAAAGCCCTAATCTGTTTTTGAAAAAGAAGATATCCTTAATGCGTCTTCCTAAAAAGATTGGTCTCTTGTTTGTCTCTTCATCACCGATTAATCTATCATCCCAATTGTAACGCTCTACAACAAACTCAATTTTATTTGTAGTAGAGTTATAACTTTTTCTTATGATATGAGGCATATAGAAAGGGTTTATTTGAGTTCGAACTTCCGGTTTATGGGTCTCGTTCCATTTCCCATCACCATACTCTAACCAGATTAAGGCTCTATCGTTTGTACCAACAGCAGTTGTTGGAGTAAAACTGTTCATATTTTTAGGTAAGTCGGTTGTATAATCTACACGATGACCCCATCCAAAAGATGCAGTGTTACCATAGCTGTCAATAGCCTCTAACTCAACAATTTCAAAACCCATTTCACGAGTGACAATCTCAATAACAGAACCCGAAGCAGTTGCAACGAGGTCCACAGTTAAATCGTTGATGCGTTGAGCCAACTCCGCAGCAATTGCATCAGTACCTTTAGTATTAGGGTTGCCTAATGGCACTTCTATACGTTTTGCAGGTTGGTTAGACCCCTTAGGTCTAATCCAAATATTAGCACCATAAGACCATCCATATACCGGGTCATTTTGCTTAATCCAAATGTATCCTCTATTGAGATAAGAATTATCAATTATTTTGTCCTCAAAGCGTGTAACGCTTGCTTTGTTCGTAACAAAAACAGCATCTTTAACGGCACACATTGAATAAGTGTTTTCAGTAACAAAAGAGGTGATGTAATCTTTAGCACTCTCATCTTGATAGACAATCCCTTTACCCTCTTTATAAATACGTGCAACTTTTTCATATCTGTCATCAACACCGTTATACTGAACAGTGTAATTGAGGTCGATAATCTCTAGGCCACCTTTATCGGTTATGATGTAGGCATAGTTATCATCGCTCATAGATGCACGACCTTTCTCATAGGTATATACAAAAGCATTTCTATAATCAGATGGGAAAGTTATATTGTCTGTACCATCATTGATATCACGAATAACAAGGGGATATGATGGGTTTCTTAGTCGTAACCCTTGCTCCAAAGTTGGAAAGAAGTTAATCATCTCTTCAACTTGATGCACCATTCGCGTATCATCAGGTTGTTGGCTTACTCCACCGTATAATGACTTTTTATTATCAGTTACTAAAGCCATTAGTTTACTCTCACACGATTGTTAATACCAAAGGTAGAGTTGAACATATTGTAATTCCCTGTTCGTCCCTCACTTCTACGACACGCTAAGAGTGCATCCTCTTCATCCGCAGCAGTGTATGAGACAGCCGATGGGTCGCCTACAACTCTTGCAGCAAAGACACGTGCAGCTCTAATAGTGATATAGTGTCTCAGTGGATGCGTTAAAGTATCAAACTCCATATCCCATACAACGAAGCACTTTTTTGTTTCTGTAAAGATATGCGACTGTTTAGACTTTGAGTATAGCCTCCAATTACGAACAATGACATCACCGTTATCGGCAACAGCATCCAGAACGTTAGTCGGAACAGGTATCTCAAAACCTCCACCAGCAGATAAGATAGGTGAAGCAGGTGGGAACTCCCACGCCTCATCTGTGTTGAATGACCAACCCTCAGATAAGACTGCACGCTTAACCTCAATGAGAGTATCTCTTGCGATACGTGCCTCTACTAAAACATCAAAATCAGCTTCACTCTCTATCGGAACTTGACCAATAGAACTAAGTAAAATATTTACCGCTTCAAGGAGCAGTGACTCTTTAACTAAACTTTCATCTTCTATTGCCATAACGTCCTCCAATTAACTTATTAAAACCCTCCTAAGAGGGCTTTATAAATTAAGAGATTTTAAGCCATTCTCCAAAGCCGTTACCATCTGCGATATCAATACGTTGATATGTTGCAGGGTGGATGTTTTCTTTTTGTTCAAAACCTGTTAAACGTTGTACTGAGATATTCCCTTGAGAACCCTCACATACAAACGAACCATAACTAATCGCTTGAACGTCATTACCATCAACGTCCTTAGTCATAGGTACGTTTAAAGTTGTACCATCAGTATAACCCATATCACCAACCGCAGCAGTGTCACAATCTGAAATTAATGCCATAATTTTTCCTTTTTAATTGATTTATATTAAATCAGCGATTAAGCTGATAACTTTTTAATGTTTCCACACTTTTTTCATATTATCCTCCTATTGAGTTACGCTTGATACAAATTAAATCAGCGATTAAGCTGATTTAACTGTAACTTGTGTGCTAAGCGCTCTTAATTGAGACCGCACATTGAGGTCTAAGAGCTTTTACCCCATTACTGAAGTAAGCATTGATAAGCTTAGCATTCAAAAACTCAGGTTGCTCGTTGATATCAATTTGGATATCCCATAGTTTTGCCATACCTGCAGCCTCAGGAGTAAATACAAGACCAACAAGGTTTGCTGTTTGTGGCAAGTTGTTTGTAGCGAATACAGAAACACCGCCAATCATTTTAATCTCACCTGTATTGTATCCACCATTTACACCATCAGTGATGTCTTGATTGACAACAAGTGATTGAGGCAAGTATGAGTACCACGTAGGAGATATGGCACAAGTTGTCATATCATCCACATCATTCTCAAGCATTACAGCTTTAGCAGCATAGATAGACTCAGCAAGAGCTTTCCCTAATGCTTCTGGAGTTGTACCAGATGCAAGGTCAGTATTAACGATAACAGTACCATCACCATTACCTACAAGACCTGTACTTAAAGATGAAGCCTCAACAGCAGCAGCGATTTTACGGTCAATAGCATTTGCAAGACGTGTTCCCAATTGACGAACGTTCATTGCAGCAACATCATAACGTGCAACAGCTTCTTTCCATTTGTCGATACGACGTGACTCGTATTGTGGTCTATCAAGTGGAATGATGATTTCATCTTGCGTACCATTAGATACACTTACTTGAGAACCTGCTTGATACTCAGTTAAAGCACCATCGTCACGGTCTTCTTTACCCTCAATGATAAATGAACCCGCAGCACTTCCCTCTGGAATTGTGTCAATACGAATTTTATCAATAAATCTTGTTTTTCTCTCGAAAGCCTGTAAAACGTCAAGAGTAATGTCTCTTGTTAAATTTGCCCCTGTGTCTGTTCCGACCAAAGGTGTAGTAGCACCAACGTATGCCATATGAAATCCTTTTTCTTTTAAGTTTAATTTTTAGCAGTATTTCTACAACTTCAAAACAAACTTTGTTAATAGTCTCCACAATGAAAAGTATCAACTCAAGGATGTCTTGTTAGGGTTGTCATTCCTAACTGCATTACTGAAATTATAACATAATGATATTAAGCAATATTGTTGAGGGTTAGTATTAGGGCTAAATCCCTAATACTGATTGAGGAGTGACTCGAAGTTTAGCTTGATATTTTTCCCATAAGGTGTTGTCTCCACGACGACGTGCCTGCTCTGCAAAATCTTTATCACGATAAAGCTCTGCTCTATTTGTATAGCCTCTAAGTGTATCAGGTGATGGGTTACCTGTAATGCGTTCATATGAGCCGTCTTTTTTAGCTTTTTCAAACTCATACCAAAGACCTTTGATAGCGAACTCACTCATATCAGAAGCAAGTCCTTTGTCAAACTCTACTTTTTTCTCTTGAGGGAGTGCCTCTTTAGCCCAATTTAGCATCTGCTCATAGTTCTCTTTACCACCAACAACGCTATAAGCTTTTTGAGCTGCCTCTTTTACTTCATAAGCTTTGAGTTTGATATCTCGTTCATCAATACCAACCTCTTTTGCTTTTTGAATTACCTCATCATTCAGTTGCATCCCGTTTTCAATGAATTTTGGAAGT